GAAGAAAATAATTGATTTTCACGGTTCAGCCACATAGTTAGGACTGACGATTTGCTCACGACATTTATGTCGGTAGCAGGAATTGAAACTGTTTGTTTCATACGGTTTGATGTTTGACATTTTAGGCAGAAAAAGAACGGCTGCCATCTCCCGTGTCGTCAAACATCAAACCGTGTCACTCCGTAGAGCAATTAAGTTTTGGGAAAGGCAGCCGTAGACTTTGCACAACAAGTTGCGACTTCTACAATATCCTTTATATGTATTATCATTTTCGTGACTTTACGAAAATGGTTCTGTATAGGCATAAAAAAAGCCCATTAAAATATGAGCATTAACCGCGCTCTACGTACTTGACGAACAAGTTTGATGTTTGACTCTGCAAATATAATGATAATATTCAATAGCCCAACATTTACTAATGGATTTTTTTACTAGTTTTGTAACAACTTAAAAAGTAACCATCCATGGAACGATTAAATGACGAACAACTAAATGTACTGGATAAAGAAATTCTGGAGTTCTACTGTCAAGAAGCAGCAAAACGTTTGGAAGACTATATACGGGTGGAATCGACCATAACAGAGCGCTGTTATATCCTGTTCGGCATCTATTATGCCATTATTGCTGCCTCTATGGGATACGTACTCTCAAACTTAGACAAACAAAATGATCTTCCTGTCACGTATGGATGCCTTGCCTTATTCACATTCTCTTTCATATCCTTGATATATGTCACAAAAGCCATGAAGCCACACGATTTCTATGCTAAAGGAAGAGATCCGGAAGAATTCAGAATACCGGAATATGTAAAATATTTCCAAAAATGTCCGAAAGCGGATAAGAAAAAGAATGTATTGGCAGATGAGTTGGTCATGCTTCAAGAGAGCATCAGCAAACAACGTGCATTAAATGAGAAAAGAGCCGGGCAGATAAGCGCATCACTTTCTTTCCTCGCTACCGGCTCCTGTATAACTGCGATCCTTTTCATTATCACTTATATTATTTTGTGGTAAGAGGAATCTGGTCTGCTCCAGTGGATGTCTTTACTACCGGAATAGGAGGAGGAACTGGCTTATTTGGTTTACTTTTGCCCATAATATAAAATGGCGAATCCTCATCCAATGCGCGCCGACCGGTGATAAATCCGGAACCCGATTCTACAGGTTACACATCGAATGAGGAGTCATTTTTACAAAAATGTTTTTTATCAAGATTCGGCATCGCAAATATAGGGATAATATTCAACATCCCGAATTTCCTAGCGGATTTTTATTACCTTTGCTGATGCATCAAAAATATGAACCATGACAAAAGAACAGGAAGATATCAAGCGGTTACAAAAAGAAGTAAGCCTTATTTGTATGCACCTTTATCAGATCAAAAAGTTGATAATAAACAGTCTAATATTCCTTTTGCTTGGCCTGATAACAGGACTTCTGTTATAAATGCACATCCTGTTCACAGATTTCAATATCAGGCAGCCAAATCCGAAACATCTTTTTTACCTTGTTTACACAGCATTATATCAGTATAACAGCTACTGTAATTCACACAGGCATTGAATTCCACTTTCACACAATCCTTAAAAGGATTACCGATTGAGGGATTATCCCCAATCCAACTGCATAATTCAAGAATGGAAGATTTATTGGATGTAAAATACACAAACGAATGCTCCTTCAGAACATGCAGGACATTCAGATAATCAGCCAGATGCCAGTACATTTTATATGTTCCGACTTCTGTACTTAAATAAGGGGGATCAACCAGGAAAACTACCCCCGGAACATCCTTGTAACGTTTGAACACTTCCTTATAATCCTCACTGACAATGGTTAGCCCTTCCAGATAATCCTTCGCATCGGAATAGTCAGTCCGGTGGATAGTGTTATAAAACGTTTCTTTCCTCATATTATCCAGATTCAGCACATATTTCATGGAAAACAACAGGGATGACGACAATGTGATATAATCAACGTAGCCATGTTCCTTTTCCTCCTTTTCAATACGAGCCAATATTCTTTCACGGGCTTCACCGGTTATACGTTTCTTTCTGGGGAGTTCCGCTGTTATCCTTCGCAAATCTGCCAGCAACTGATTGGTATTCGGTATATTGTTAAGCCGTTGCCGGTAGTTGTCGAAATCATTATATACCACAACAGCATCAGGTCTTACCCGTTTGGTGATGTGGGACAGCAGCCCCGATCCGCCAAAAAGATCCACAAAAACGGTGCTGTCTGGGAATCGGTCCAATACTTTGATGAATTCTTTGGCAAACATACGTTTCTGCCCCACAAACGGAAGCGGGGCAGACAGATACATATTTCTCATGTTACTTTCCATTTAAAAAAACGCCGCAAAGATCTTCTGAATTTATGAGAAACAGGCAGGATCAGGAGCGTTACCCACTGCACGACATATGCAGCAGATCAGACATTCAGTTCGAAACGGACAGTCTCGTCACCGGCAAGCAGTGCACGGGTACCTGGGATATTGTTCTCGTAAATATGTACATTTCCCAGGTAGAGGGTGATCGACTTCAGGGGAAGTTCTATCTGCCGTGCCATCAGGTACAGATGATAAATGTCAGCAGGCAATCCGAGATTTGCATCACTGCTGCGCTGGTATGCGGACAACACCAGTTCTCCATTGTCAATCTGAAACTGCACCAAGCTCAGGCAGGGCGTCTGGTTGCTTTCCACACCGGTCTCACCCAGGAAAAGCACATAATTCTTACTGTTACGTTTCTCCCTGTTGATTTTGTCTATGAGTGGCGGCAGCTTCTCAAAATAGGTGGGATAAGAGTTCACAAGAATGGATCCGCAATAATCCCACCAATTGATGCCGGCCTCTCGGTACTTCTCCACGTTACGTTCCCCCTGCATGAACAGCTGGAGCTCGCTACGGAGCTTCTTACGGGCAATATTATGCCCCTCAAAGATATCCAACAGATCCGCTGGTGTAAGTACCAGAACCTCATTCAGAAGGTACTGTATGTTCCCCTTCCTGTTTGATTGCGTTTTTCCTGTGGCAAGTATCTTGTCCAGTACCTGATAATACTTGTTCATAGCCATTCCTCCTTATAAAAATGAAACATCCTAAAGATAGGAGAAACAGCACAGTTCGCCTGATAAAACGGTCCGCTCATACTGCAAACGTCTTACAGTCACTCCGAAACCGCTTAACCAGGGCATAAATCGTTCTCTCGCTGACCGAATATTTTTCAGAAAGCACGGCAACGACATAAGATACTTTCTCTCCTTGGCTTGTCCGGTACATGTATTCCGAATATAGCTCCACATACTGGACATCCTCCAGACGGACACCCGCCTCCTGCAACTTTTTCAGCAGTTCACGATTAAAGTTTATTATCTCTATCACTTTCATACAATAATATTTGATTATCTTTGCGCCATCTCACTCACATAACATACAAAATGCGTCACACCGCAGCAGAGGGTATTTGCCCCCGGCTGTGCGGTGTGACGCATCTTTGTGTAAGTATGTGGGTGAGATAACTACTTACAGGCCGGGGGTTCTTTTTCGCCTTCCCCCGCAAGGCATTCCACAAGATCCAGTGAAAAACCAGCCAAAAAATGACTGATTTTCCCCTTATTTTCGTATTTATCATTCAAAATGTGCGTATTTCAGCCTTGAATTTTGCTGTAAGAGCACATAAATATCTAGTTTTCAATAAATAATACCATAAAACCAAAATCTTTAAAACCACGTCTCTTGTTTCCGTGCGGGCCGCTCAGAAGTCCCGGGGCAATTGCCCCGGGCAATTTTCGTGAAATATGACAGAGAAAAACGGCGGGATGCCTGGTACGGACAGAAATCACTCCTCAAAACCGGGGATATAGGGATTTGCATTATTGCCACGGGCAATACGGACAACGCGACGCCAGTTTCTGCGCATCATCAGGTATTTGAAAGCGTCACTGAAATTGGTAGAAAACATGGGAAGTTTCTTCGGGGCAAGCTTTTCACTCTTCTTGATCTTGAACACCACCTTGGTTTCACCCTTATAGCGGATGCCGGCTGGGGCTTTCTCAACGCTGCTGACCATTTCACGGCAATTCACCGCATCAACCAGCAATCGGGGCAATTGCCCATTCTCTCCCTTCATCAACTCCTGCATGAATCCGTATTCCTCCGACTGGGGGATGATACTCTGTCTGCGGCTCATCAGAATGACGGTCCATCCGGTCCGCCGGCCATCGGCATCCTTCTCTATGGCATCCTTTATCTTCCTGGCATAATCCTCCCCCTGTCTTTCAAAATTATTGCCGGCCCGGTCATAATACAACGACAGTTCCTTACATTCATGTGAAGCAAAGAAATCCAAGAACTGGTCAGCCAGCTCACGGAACCATCCGGGAGGTATCTCGAAAAAGTTTTTGTGGCATCGGTAATACGCTCCGTCTTCCTGCCCAATCACGAATGAAAGCATGTTGCCGAAGTCCATGCCGCCATCCAAAGGCTCGTCATGCCGCAGATAGCGCAACTCCCGACTATTTTCCGCCGGCTCCCCTCCAGGACTCCCGTCATAATACTTATGCCTTTGCCCGAATAATACATAGAAGCGGACATCACGCCGGAGACCGGGCCGCATACCCAGCACCGACTTGCAGAACTCATGCAGTTCAAGAGTACCTTGATATAAGTTTCGTATATATTCTGGGGTCAGGATATCAACATTGACCAGGGAGGATGCGTTAAGAAAAAAGGTTTGTCCGCGGCGCAATTTGCGCAAGGCCCGATCATAATAATCTATTTTCCTTTCCAGACGCGCCAGCACGGAGTGACTGGGATTGTCTTTCTTCTGCTCGCGCAGTTGCTTCAACAGCAGCCCGTTCCGTTCAAAAGCCGCCTGTACAATCAGAATTATACGGTCTGGATCCATATTGGGTGCATAACGGAAATACCAGTCATATTCCCCCTCGTTGACATCCGGCATATCAGTGGTGATCGTCAGACCAAGAAACAGATGCGATGCCCCGTAAGTGAGAGAATCGCCACGTAGAACAGGCATGGCACGGTTCACCTTCTCGTCCTTGTCATATTTTGACTCGTCATAAAACAGATGGACCACCGATTTGCCGGCAAGCAGTGAAGGGTTATCCAGCGAACCCATAAAAATAACACTGCCATTCCAGAAGGAATAGCAGTTCCGGTAATCATTGACAATTATGGAGCATTTCGCCTTCCAGGAGGCTGGCGGTTCCTTTCCACGGATATAATGCACCCCCTCGTACAGCCCCATCATTTCCCATCCCTTCTGTACGGCGGGCATGATGTTGTCCTTCAGATTGGCATAAGTGTTGGCGACAAAAGCGAAAGGCGCACCGGGCATTTCCCAGATACACCTGTATGAACGTCTGGACTGTATGACCGTACTCTTGGACATACCACGCCCGGCTATGACAACCAGAATGGTCGTATCCACGAAATCGGTCAGCATCTGGACATTATGGCTGAATTTTACATCCACATCCTCATCATTCGCTATCTTCCTCGCTAAATTCCTCGATATCATAAATCATACGTTTTTTCAAATCAAACTTTTTTATCCGTGCGTCCTCTTTCAGATTATCACGCACAGCAATAGGTATCTCCGGTATCGAGTCGATGAAACCCTCCAGTCCCTTTCTATCAATGGCGGGAACGCCCAGATCCTCACGGCTGGCCGTATAGATATCAACCTTTTTCTGGTTTAGAAGCTCTTCCGGTATCTCCGCCTGTTCCTTCCTGAAGCATCTGCGGTATTCACCGGCAAGTTTCAACAAGGCCCTTGCCTCCTTGATCTTGCCGGCCAGGAAAGCGGCGTCCGCCCACTTCTCGGCACGCTCGGCATACAGGGCAGCAAACGCCTCCGGACGGATGTTGTCTTGGGTATAGAAAAAATTGATGCTGTCATTATACACCTGCCGGGCCATCCAGTCAGACAGGCTGTACGGTTCCGACTTCAGCAGCCTGATTATTCCTGCCTTTGTCACCATCCTGCCATTAGTGAAACGCATCCTGGCACGCAGACCACGTACCATCTCCATTAGAGAGAAATACTCCCTCTCTTCCGGACGCAAAGAATCCAGCGTTCCGGTGGAAAGAATGCGCTGGATCTGATTCAGATCAACCTTTTCAAAGTCCACTCTTGAAGGTCTGACCGGCAATTCACTCATATTCATCCATATCTTTTAACAGATTCTCAAACAAACGGCGTTCCTGGATCTCCGTTAGCAGCTTAACGGCATCAATATTCCCGTCCTCAGCTGCTTCGTGCAGCTTTATCTCGGGAGCGGCCCGTGAGACAAGCACGCCTTCACGGATCAGCCCTCGAATGGTGGTTCCTGGAATACCGGCGTCATATACAAAAAGAAAGCATTCAGAAGCGTCAAGGCCAAGATAGGCGGCAATATCCTCCGGCGCATAACCTAAAGAGGCCATGCGGCGAACATCATTTTTTTGCTCTCCAGTTAGAGCCAGGCTGTCAGGGGGAATATCATTCATAAGATAATTAGTTCAAACATTCTTCTAGGTACGCCAACTCGCATTTTTTTGCAGACAGTAAATGGGCAAACTCGCCACGGTCACAAGGGTGGGAGAAACGCTCCATTTTCAGGAGTAGCCCATTGATCCCGTCCTCCAGCGTCCCCTTCCGAAATATCAGTTTTTTTTCTGTTTTCCAGTTCCTTCTCGGCGGCCGATTTCATAGATTCCCATTTATCCACTGCCGCCAATGCCTTCGCACGTTCCTCCTCACCTTCAACGGTTTCAAGCTTCTTCTTCCATTTGGACACGTTGCTGGCCGCATTCTTACGGATATTCATCACCTCAAGATCACTTTTGTTGGAAAGCTCGTCAGAAGCTAGATAGACGGCAATACGGGGATGTTTCCCGAGCAGCACATGATTGTCACGGTAATATTCCAACTCCTCCCAGATACTCCGGTCCTCCAGGTAATTCTCCACAGTTGTTTTGGCTATGGCAAACGCCTGTTCCAGCTCAACGTCATCCGGCAGTTCCCCCAGTTCCCTGAAAGTTTTTAGATAAAGGTCATAGGCCGTGAACATATCGGCAACCAGTATTTTCAGTACATCCGGACAATCCGGAGAGTTGAGGAAGGGGAAACGGTCACGGAAACGGATCACATTTTCCACAACCGGGGTGACAGGAACATTCACTGCGGTTTTCTCAGCCTTGATCTCTTCCACCACTATAGAAGCTGAAGATATGTGGGGAGAGTCCACTGCCTTCCGTTGCATTGTCCTGAAAGCCGTTTCCGAAATTCCGGCAAGCTTGCGCAGTTCCTCCATCAAGGTGGCACGAAGCAGGTCTGTTTCGGCATTCCGCCGGAAAGAGGCTTTCAGCATCAGATTAAGCCCGTACTCCTCGTACAAAGCAATCCCCTCACGATACGGACGGGGACCGCTCAGATAAGCAATAATTTTTTCTTTCATACGATAAAATTTACAATGTACCATACAAAGAAAAAGCCCGGCAATTGCCGGGCAAAAGACAGGTCGAATAAAAACAGCTTTCAATAAGAAAGTCTGAGTGAACCTATTTTTTGAGAAATGTCTTGCAGCGCATGATTGAATCTGTCCAACTCCTCTTTCAGTTCCCCATGGATGTGGTGAACACTGTTAATACTATATTGCCGCATCTGATCAAAACTGCGCCACCTCGTAATACTTGAAGAAATAATACAATGCCACCTTATGCCATTTGGTCAGGTCCTTGTCTCCGGAAAGTATGGACGATACCGTACATTTGTCAATCCCGGTATAATTACTCAGGTGCTTGGCCTTCAGCCCTAATTTTTCCATACGTTTCCTGACCCATTCGACAGTAATGCCGTCAATATCCTTGCGGTCAAAATTAACAGCGGAAACTGTCAGTTTCCAGTCTTCCGGAATCTCACCTTTAAACATTTCCCGGACACGTTCGTGAAGTTCCTTTTTGGAAAGGAACTGTCCATTCACCAGATCCTTCTGCTCCGCACGGACAATCAGACGGCCTTCGGAGAAGGAAACAATTTCAATTACAATATGCGCCATACGTGCATACTGTCTGGCAAACTCATCAAGTCTCTTTTTAACCTCTGGAGAAAGAGGAAGTAAATCCAAATTTTTCATACTGCATCAATTTACGATTGATTATCGGAATATTTGTTTTTAATCTGTAAAAGGAAGGGCCGAAGCCCTTCCCGTCACAATTTGACAAGTCTTAAATGCGTCAGGTCGAAAATCGCGATCTGTCTGTTTTCACGTCCGAAGCGCTTGGCTGCTTCCAGATCTGTGAAAATCCGGATGCTGTCGAAATAAAACTGTCCGTTTTCTTCATTCAGCCATCCGCCGACTTTCCTTTCGTGCTCTAAAGCATGGTTAAGAACTCTTCTCAGACCATCTTCCCCGAAACTGTCCTGAGTTTCAAGATAAGCGACTGAGATGCCTTTTGTGACCTTTTTTAAGGTTGTAAGGTCAACCGTGAACCCTTCCGGGTTCTGTCTTGCTATCTCCTGGATAGCCTTGAACAATTGTTCCATAATTAAAAGAACTTATGCGGACGTCACCCGCGTTTGTTATGACACTGCAAATATACGAAAAAGTTTGTTACTAGCAAACTTTTTCGTGTATTTGAATAATAAAAAAAAGCGGAACCGAAGCCCCGCTTTCCTGAAATAATGAAACCTCACTAAAATAAGAATATGACTTATGCCTGATAACGGCTCTGCTCAATCCATGTACATGTACCGGAACCGGATTCAAAAGCCTGAAGGGTTATCTGGCTGCCCGGACTAGCGGTGAAGGTTTCTCCGCCACGCAGCAGGAACTGGCCGCCGTGAGCAATTGTCGGAGCCACGCCTGACGCTACACCCAGCAGGGTCATCACTGCACCATGCCGTCCGCCGGTCACTTTATTTATTTCCGCTTCACCACCCTGAAGCTGATATTGCCCTTCCGCCGTAAACGGGATGGTAGTGGCAGACGCGCTCACACTCGCCACCGGTTCTTCCGAAGGAACAGTACCCTTATAAATGGCGATGTCATCCCCTTTACTGATCTGGGTAAAAGTGAATTCAGAGGAGTTGGCATCCTTGTTACCGGTATAATTGACTCCCATCTGCATGGGATTGCAGGGAGAACCGAACAAATCCTTGTCCTGACCGTCACAGTAGCTCATTATCACGATACATTTCCGACCGAGCCAGTTGGTCTTGAACTCACGGACCGCCTGCTTGTTTCCCGGATGGTTCCCCTTGACCGTAGGGGTGAAACCAAGTGCGTCAGGATCTCCGTCTGTATTGCTTGTAACCTCCACGGTACCGGGAGTGAAATAGATGTCAGTAGAATAACATCCAGGCTTCAATTGTATGTTCTCGGTCATCAACACACCGGCCGAGTCACGTGCCGGGAACACCAGAATATCATCCACATCAATGATACTCATCATGTCGCGCGGGTTGATCCCTTTACCCGGATTACCTTCCGGGCGCTTCACTGCTCTTTTAACGTATGCCATAATTATAACAATTTAAAATGAATAACAGGGGCGGATTACTCCGCCCGTAAATTTAACCACGTGCCACCTCATAGAATTTGCCACCTGCATAAGTCAGCATGATAAATTTGCCGGCGCTGAGCGTCATGGCATCAGTCAGGACAAAATTACCACTATTAGCGATAGTGGACGCATTCGTATTCCCGGCCCCGTGAATGGTATACACCTCACCTTCCACTGCATCTGTGAAATTCGTGATGGCCGTCGCTTTGGTATTGGTTCCCGTTACGAACACCGTGGCACCCGCCAAGGATGGAGTGGTTGCATCGTTGGCGAACTGTAATGCACCGGAAGCTGCCGTATCACGTCCGATTTCGATGAATTTCCCGTCAGAACGTTTCATCAGACGTATGGTGTCCCCTTTCTTCGGTATCCAGTCGGCACTGATCAAGCTGAACTTATCGGATTTGGTGATCTTTACCCCCTTGTCCTCGCTGCCACACTTGATGGTGACAATTTTACCTACTTCGGCGTTCTCAATATCCGTAATGGTGAACAGGCTGGTGTTGGCCACGGTCTGTACACTGGTATGCAGGGCTACGTTCGGGTTTTTGTCCTTCTCCCCGTCAATGAAGGAAGATGCAGGCCGGTCATACTCGTTACAGAAGATCATCTGGCGGCTGCCGTCCATATCCTCTTTTTTCGTATATTTGAAACCTACCGCACGCGCCCAGATGGATTCCTTCCACAAGGACCATACCTTAAGCGTCCAGTCCTGTTGTTCCAAGCTGAAATTTGTCATTTCACCGGCCACATGCTCGAAGCATTTGATATTGCCCTCCATCGTCCAGAAAATACGCTGGTGATTGTCTGCGTTCGGAATCGGAATCAGCTTCACAGCCGGATATTCCTTAACGTACATCATATTGGCCTTGTAATCCTGGTTCACACCATAGTGCAGCTCGTTGTACTTGTGATACCATACTACCATATAGCTGGGAAGATACAGGGCCAGCTGCCCGCTGTCACGGTACACGGCAGGAATCATTCCCGTACCCTGGAACAGTTTCTCACCGATATTGGCTTCCGTGATCTCACCCAGCACAAACGGCTTGATCTGGTAAACGGTCTTCCCGTTATTAATGTCAATGAAACCGTCAACCTTCTTTCTCAGCCATTCATACAGCCCGTCGGCCGCTTCCATGGCGCGTCCCGGCTTGTTAAGGTCAGGATCCTTGCGCACGCCATTGATACGGCGCAGCTCACGCTCGTTATGCAACTTCTTGGCTGTTTCCGCCAGAATGTATTCAATGAATGACCATTTGATCGCTTGTGATCCTTCCTTGTTGAGAGAGCCGATCCAGGTTTTTTCCAGCTGCTTCAGGTCACGGAACTTATGGGCGAACATGACACTGAACATACGCAATGTCTCGTTGTCGAACTCATATTCACCTTTGGTCACATTGTCGAAATCACTGGAGGTGTTGTCAGCCTGCGAGAACTCACCCAGCCAAATGTTGACCAGAGTGGCCAGATCCTGATATCCGCTCTCCACCGGGAAGATGCTCTCGATACTGGGGAGCTTGGTCAGGAATGACTGCAAACGGTCCTGCCAGCGGATGCGGTAGAACGCACCAAGGTCCTCCTTCAGACGGCCGTAATCCACGGAACTTTCCGCACGGACCTGAATATTGATTCCCTGACTTGCGAGCAGAGCGGCACGGGCACGCATGTTATACGGACGATCCAGCGCGAACATCTCACCCTGCATACCTCCAAGCTGCTTGTCATCATCCAGGTTGAAGGCACCGGCACCCGTATTTTGTTTCAGACCGGCACCCGCACCATGGTCCGGCTCCGGCAATGCGCTCAGTACCGAAATCTTCTGCTTCAGCTCCGCTATTTCGGTATCTTTCCGGGTGATGGCCTGCGTCTTTTCCCCGTCTGTCTTTCTTATTGCATCCAACTGCTCCTGCAAGGAAGCCATTTCGGATACTTTCTGCGCCAGCAGACCACGAATCAGCGCCTCTCCCGAGTTCTCAACAGGACCGGCCTGCTGTTCCTCATCCTTAAAACCATTTTTCAACGCTTCCCCGAAAGGAGTTATGAACTTCTCATCGAAGCCAAGTTCTTTCAGCTTGGCTACATCATCGGCATCGAGGATATCCTTGTCCTCAGCCTTCTTCCACTCTTTCAGCCCCAGCAATCCAAGGATTGCGCCGGCAAAGGTGGACATTTTAGAATACTTTCCCATAAAAATAAAAATTTAAAAGATTTGATTTGTCTTGTTGATGACGGACTGCGCCAGAATCCAGCGCGCAGCTCCCTCCAAAGTGTTATAACCGTCCGCCAGTCCTTCCCTGACCGCTTCATCACCCATAAAGGTCGCCCCGCGGAACACGGGGGAGTCCTTGTCATAAGCGATGGAAAGGTTCTCCGAAACGGTCCGGCAGAACATCATGTGCAGTTTTGACAGCTTTTCCTTATAAGGTTCCTCGTTATTGTTTTCCGCAATCTCCCGGTGTTCCCTGTTTTTCAAGTCGGCCGAATCCGGGTAAATCTCCCGATAATCGATTCCTTCTTTTTTCAAGGCCTCCTTGGCATTATAATAGGTACCCACAACACCGATACTACCCACCTCGCACATCAACGAGCCAAGAAAGCGCTTGTCTGCGGCTGATGCCAGCCAAAAATGTGCGGAAGCACAAGCTCCGGCAATGTAAGCGACTACGGGTTTGGGACATTCGGATATCATTTTTGACGCATTGTCCAGACCGGTAATCATTCCCCCCGGTCCATTTATCCACAAAATGATGCCTGCAATACGGTCATTAGCTGCCGCCTGTGCAATATATTCCTGAAGGCGGAACGTCTCCCAGGCATAGAGCGTCCCTTCCAGCACAATAACGGCAACCGAATCGGAAGGAAGACCGCTGTCTTCCAAATTCCACCGCCCCACAAAATTCAGATCCGATGCGTATGCGGTCACGGTATCTTTTTCAAAAAATGCCTCTACCTCCTTAAAATTGCCGGAATGTATTGAAGGAAGGATCAGTGAGACCAGATTGTAATAATCCTCTCTAGCCATGGCCCATTTTTCATTGAATATTAACTGAATACGATTCATCCGTTCTTTTTTCCTGCAAAATAAAGAACAGATCCATCCATGAACAAGGACACGGAGAAGCGGTCATCACACCCGGTCATGAAAAGACCGTTTTTCCACATAAAAACACCTCCAAAAAGGACATGGAAAGGACAAAAAGACACGCTACGTCACATAAAATTATCTGTGTTTATATTCCCGAACGGAGGTTTTACGGCGCATCTTCCGCCGCCAGCGCTGGTAATCTTTCAGAAGTGCTTCCACGCTCAGACTCTCAATGCAATACTTCCGGAGAAAGTACCAGGCCGAATTGATGTAGTCTATACCATAGACATGTTTGTTTTCATCAAACAGGTCATGAAGCTCCGCACGCATCATTGTGTTTATCTTCCTGGAAAGTATTTTGGCTCCCCTCTCGCCTATATAATTATAGGTAGCCAAAGGTTTGCCACCCGGAAGGTGTGCCTCTCGGCGCTCCGGCAATACAAGCTCCAGATTTCCGCTATCCACAGGGCATCCGGTAGGACGTTTCTGCAAAAGATCATAGACGAAATGGTACAAATCAAGATCTGAAGGCAGGCGGACTACCTTGCTGTCCGGGGTTCCATACTTGCCTATTAGATATTCGGCTAAATAATTTTCTATCGTTATCTTCGTGGTAATCATATACTTATGTGTTTATACAAAAGTAATGATTTAAATTGAGATAGTCAAAGAACAACCGGCTAAAGATGGACCGGCTTCCAAAAGAATCATGAAGGCCGTTGCAATACCCCTTGAAAAACAAAGGGGGGATTTTCGTGCAACCGTACGATCTGATGATTAATGTTATTGTAATATATTGAATATCAATATATTGTACACTGCACAATTCGCGCACGATTTTCGTACGAAATGTAAAACCACGCACAAAAAGCCATAAAATACGTTTTTGGACAAATCGAACGGAATCGTGCAAAAATCGTGCAGACATAAATATTTATATATCAATATATTATAATCAAAAAAAACGCAGTTGCACGATTGCACGAAAATTTCTTCATTTTTTATAAGGGTATATTTTTTAAAAGTTAAAAAATAAAAAAAAAGAATATATAGGTCGCCCGTTTTCGAACAGATCGCACGATTGTCCAAAATGTTTTTTCTGGGGAAAAAGGGGTATGAGGGGAAACAAAAAAGTCCGGAAAACCGGACTTTTAAACTATATGTCTTCAGGATAAAATGCCTGCGTTATGAATTCGTATTCCCGGGGGAGCGACCGCACGCCCACAATAACACACAAGCCTCTGGCAGCCATTTCATAGAGCCTCTGGTTGGTCACAGGGGAGTTCCTGAAGTTATACTGGGCGCACATCACGAAATAAGCCGTGGACAGGTCACAGGAATAAAGATCCTCCTGTATCAGCTTGGCCGCATCACTAGGTATCAGGGCAAAGCCCAGCCTGACCGCAAGCCTTGAAATCATCTGTCTGCGTGTCCGGACATCAGGACATACCGCCACAAAAATTTTATTCTCTTTTTTCAGCATATTGCTTCCTTTTTATTTGCATATCTCACTAAAAATCACTAACTTTACAATGATATAAATTGGGATATATCATACATTTCTATCCGAGTAGAAATGCCTGTAAGGGACCGCAGGCCGCCAGGCCGGACAACGCCGGATCTCACTCCTGTCATCAGAAAACTCCAGCAATGCGTCATTAATGCTTTTGTGGAACAGCTCCTCTATGATACACATTTCGGCCACATCCATGAACAGTTCCAAAGAGCGGGCTGTGCAGTGCTCGGATACAATGATGGATCCTCCCTCGGGAATCCGGAGCAATAACTCCGTCACCCGGTCATAAAACCTTTTGAAACGGCCCGGATCACGCCCGGCCAGAGGCATTACCTTTCCCAATATTTCCTGATAACTTCGTGCCATGTCAGTAGTCTAGTCTCAAATTTCCCGGAAGATCAGGATCCAAGGGATCTTCTCCCGGTTGTATGATCTCCTTGCCGGTACCGACCGTGAAATACTCCACTCCGCCGGACTTGTCATCCACGACAGGACGTCCGTCCTTATCGACCTGATAGGGGAGTCCGGTCTTGCTGTCATATTTCTGGGGGTTAAACACAAAACCTTTCCATTTGCAATACATGACGAATTTTTTCTTGAATGAGGCAGGGGTATTATATTTCCGCTGGGCCGGATCATACAAGCACAAGGCGTCGAACAGCTCCTTCTTCACCAGGCGGCAACCGATATGCTCCGGTGCAGAGAAATACTCGTCAGCCCAGGAAATGAAGGTTTCCCCGATCTCCTGCCGCAGTTTGCGCTCCTCAAGCCGTTCTCCAGGAGCTTGGACCACGCCGAACGTCAGATATAGTTGGATACAGTTGGCCAGCAGGTTCCAGCACAGGTTCCACTGGTCAAAATCCCACTCGGTAAAGAACAACGCTCCGAAATCGTCAACCGGTTTGTGGCTTTCATTATAAAAATCGGAAAAGGCCAACAGCCACTGACGATCCGTGAAAGAGGAGCCGGTTCCGCGGATGGCATGGTTCGTGGCAATATAGATTTTGGGAGACTGCGAGAACGACAGCGTGATACGCCGCCCTCCCTTATAGTTAACACTCCAATCCCCGGTAATGTTCGGAAACAGAAACTCGAAGTTGAAGTTCTGAAGCACATCATCAATAAACACCAGCTTGGTTTTCTCCATCACGTCATTCCATACAAACTGGTCTTTGAAGATGTCGGAGTTCTTTCCAGGAATATAGGCTATAGGCATGACGTTCCTCATGAGTTCCCCTATAAGGGACTTTCCGGAACGCCCGTTTGACTCGCCGACCTCCGACTGCTTTCCATCCATACCGATCACCGCACGCGCCACATTGGAATCCTTCGCTTCCATCAGCATGTACCCGATGGCGCACAGTTTGGAAAGCAGATGGATATGGTTCTCGTTCTCCTCCTCGGGAGTCACCTCACCGCTTTTCTTCCTCCATGTGAAATTGCTGGCATTGATCAGGAATTGCAGATAATGGCAGCGGTGTCCGTCTTCGGTCAGCTCATAGGAATACGTATCAGCGTCCTTCCTGAAGGTGACAAGCTGTTTTCCCAGATATTTGGCCGGATAGTCACGTCTCTGCTCCTCCCAGATATGATGTGAGATATTTTCATAGCCCATTTCCTTTACGCTGTCACGGGTGACCAGCCAGCACGATTTATCGAAATAGAAATACTGGCCGTCCCGGGAAGGCTTAATGAAATCGGGCTGTATGTACTCCAGCAGTGATAGCTTGTCCGGTCCCACATACTGCGACACCCCCTTGATCAGCATCTCGTTCACTCCCACGCAGCAATTATGCTTGGCGAACTGGAACAGGTAGTCCCGGACGTCGCTCGCCTCCAAGGACCTAACCAAAGGAGGTTCCAGATGGATGAACAAGAAACTCTTGTCCTGTCTTCTCAGGCGCCCAAAACCACGGTTCTGTAAAAAGTTCTGGGAATTCACGTAACAAAACTCATAATCCGATCTTTCGTTATCTTTCCCCTCATTTCTCTTGACCACACGCCAGAACTGCTCGTCCGCGTCAAAGGGCTGAGCCGATACGACCTTGCCATCCTCATCGAATTTCCAGCGGTAACGGTTGAAAAGGAATTCCGGAAGATTCTTCAGCAGATCCTTGTGGCGCTCAGCAAACGCCTCATGGGAGTGAAGACACCAAAGCTCCATCAGCCTGTGGTCAGTGAAACCGGTAATTTTAAACATCTCTACATACTGGCCGGAACCCTTCTTATCATTACAGGCATAATCAAAATCCGCGGCCAGCTCGTCCTCTTTTCCCAAAAGAGTATTGGCCAGCAGGTCATCAAGCCCCTTGTCCCCTGCATCATTTTTGCGGATATGCCCTACAAATATCTCCAGATAGATGTCACGGTTCTTCAGACTACGCATATACTCCTTGAAATTCCTAGCAGCGGAATAAAAGTTCCTGGGACGTATCTCAACCGGATCGTTTATCTTGATATTACTTGAGATATCATCCCAGTCCGAATCAAAAACAAATGCCACCTCCCTGACCTGGCAACCGGTGACAATCCTGACGAAATCCTCCGGTAGCGAGCCATTATTTCCCAGATTCTGTATCCCTGACACGGCAATGGACGGGATGCCATGCTTGCACGCCTTCTCCGCTTTCTTCTCGCCCTCTTGGATATACAGGCGGTCTATCCTCGTACCGCTCTTGAAGGCGGTGCGTATCTTTTCCGGAATATATATAGGAGTACCGGACCCCCGCGGCGATTTGTATTTGAAAGGCTTCCCATCCTTGTCCAAATGCATTTCCGGGAACTGCCAACGAATGCGGTAGTATTCCTTCATCTCCCCGGCCGCCCTGCGCTTGTTATCCTTCTGGACATAACGGACAGGAAGACCGTCCAGATCATAATATTCTATGATGACATCATCCCCCTTGGCCGTCAGCATTCCCCGCTCATCAATCGTTCCCGGTTTGAAAGTACGGCACTGGAACACGGATTTCGTATCATCGGTCTTGTACACACTGGCGGTCACATCCTCGAAAGTCAGTCCCGAGGCGGCCAGCATTCGGGCGCAATAAGAACCCGTATCCAGCCCTTTGGCAGCCTTGCTTCCCTTCTTCATCTTCTGGACCGGTTTCCCAGCCGGTTTGTCCGGATGGGGGTCCAGCAGCACACAGAACTTCTTGGCAAGGTATTCTAACGCATCTGTATAACCGTATCCTTCGATATTCATCAGATACGACACGGCACCCTCTCCGCCAATCTGGCAGGAGAAGCACTTGAACAGATTCTTGCCGGGGCTGACCGTGAATTTCTTCGCGCTTCTGCACTTGGGGCATTCGCAAACATAATCCTTGCCGGATTTTCTCAGTTCCCGGAAATCCTGCACAACGTCAAGCAACCTGCCGTCCGACGCTGATTTTATCCTTAATATTTCGTTTTCATTAAAATACATAACAAATAATTATATAAATAAGCCGCAACTTCATAAGACAACACAAAATTACCGGATTGCAGCAACCCGGAATGGACCGGAAATGATGATGTTCCCGGAACACTTTGCACCTTTCAATTCATTGACATCTTGTCCCGGTTTACTGTTTTAGTCCTTTCGTACTCCAGCAGAGCGGACGTCACCGCCTTCCGAAAGTTCTCATTCACAGCTATTGCACCATAAAGCAGCCTATGTAGTCTTGCCCCCTTACAACTGGAACCATGTCCGGCAAATATCTCATAACCCTCCCCTGTATTCTCTTCTGACATTATTGTACAGGAAACATGTAAACCGATCTCCTTACTTTGTTCCAGTATAAAGGAGAGAAAAGCCTTTATTTCAGTTTGTTTATTCTTGGAATTCATAATCTTATATCTAGTGTATTCATTTTTAATCTTTATTTCCTTTCTTCAAACATCCACTCTGACCATGACCACATATATAGCTCACGTGTACCACTTCCTTCATTATCTGTTAAAATATATCTTCCGTTTTCACTAATATGTCTTACAGTAAGTTCTTCACCACAATGCTTTTGCATATTATAGCAAAATACATTCGTATCATTGTCGCTTAGTACCAAACCAAAACTATCTTTATTCTGATTATACCACTCTATAGATTTGATACGAACTTTATCGCCAATCTTATATTTACTCATAATTTTCTTATTTTAAAATTTCATCAATAGATGATAAAACACTCTCCAGTCTTTCCAACTGCTCAGAGTATTTCATAAGAAGATTTTCTTCTCTTTCCGTAGCCTCCCCTCCATTGTGAATATCATTATACTTTTCGTATTTTGATTTTACACTCTTATATGCTTTCTGAAAGAACGGAAGCAATATCTTACATTCCTCTTTGGTCATACAGACCGTTATCTCGTATGGAGATGAATACGATCTTCTTGTGCTATCTATGTAACTCATATCTGTTCCGTTATTAATTACCAATCTTCCAGTTCATCTAAAGAGTACGTATCAGCACTCATTGTTTCATTAATAAATATCTCTTCCTCAATGCAATCTACACATCGTCCATCTCCTTTTAAGATTTCATCCGAAATTTCATTACAACATCTACATTTCCCGTGCTCCAATTCGTCCGAGAAGTAAGTCGTTTCTGTTATCATAATTTAATACCTTTCTATCTTATTATGATTCTGATAAATATTTTATTAAACTCTCCTTATCTCTAAAAAGTCTTTTCCCCCATTGTGGATAATTGTTTCTGGGCACACTAAGTCCATCTGACAGCTTATAAACCATAAGAAAACTATCATCAGCATAGGATATTTCGATAATTATTTTGCTTATAGTCGTATGGATAATGTTATCACCGTTCAGATAGCATACGCTATCTCCTACGTTAAATTCAGTATCTATATTCATTTCTTTATTTTTATGAATTAAAAAGCTCATCCATATCTTGATAATCTATGCAGTTTATAGGGATATATAAATCAGGGTCATCTAATTTGATGTCAGGTCCCCAACATTCTAGTTGTTTTGCGCAATCAGCACAGAAATATTCTTCATCTTCCATTTTATTCCTTTCTTTCTTTAATATTAATCATCTTCAACGAAAGTGTTAGTCGTGTTTATCACACCAGCAGAATCAACGCTCTTACCATCCCGGATAAACACTTTTTCTCGCATTAACTCTTCATAGTCATATCGTGACATTCCGATTACACACACACGACCATCAACATACAATTTACATTTCATTAATTCAGTTTCTTCTATCGGACCGATAACATCTATTTGAATTGTTCTTTTATTCATAATTCATTCCTTTCTATATCGTTTATAGTCATATCCAGCTATTTCCGTTGAAAATCAAAAATGGCTTTCTGTAGCTCTTCACTATCTTTGGGTATATGTGTTTCATCAATATGACAATAGCAATATTTGCTGCCGTAACTGCACACGTTGAATGTATTGTTCAGAATCTCGCCATATTCCCACCGTGCATTCGGATTCGGTATCCTACCTTCCTGGAGCCACTGCCATTCTGTTTTCATGTTCTCTCGATAAGCCATGTTTTTTTTTCGCTTCTCGTCCCTTTTATCTGATGCTTTTTTGTGCTCTTTTCGTTTAGCTCTAAGCATGTCCTTTGCAGTTTCAGAGTCTTTGTGAACTTCGTTGTCTTTGTAGTATGTTGCTTTCTGCCCGTGAAAACAATTAGTCCAACGTTCTTCACCTACCGCATCAGCGTTAGGTACATAACCCTCTTTTGCCCATTGTAATGCCGTTAATGCTTCCATAGGTCTTATTGTATTAAATCCAATTTATAGCTTCAACTTTCTTAATACATCTACCATCAGGGGGAGTTATTGTGAATCCTCCATATCCTTTGACTGATTCCTGCCGGTATGCCTCCGCAGAAGATGGAGGCAGCGCTTGACAAGACGCAGTCGCCGGGTTTCCACGCAGGGAAGCACCTCCAGGGTCACCACCACCGGCGCGTCCTGCCAGGTGATTCGCGGAAACATCTCTCCGAACTGTCCTTTGGGGATGTAAAGGGCTTCCTCGCCGGTCCACATCCCCGTGTCCCTTTCGGGAGGACAGGTGAAAAGATGTCCCGTACCGTTATAGTCCACGGCAAACCAGTATGTGTTCCTCATCCTTTCTCTCCGTCCTTGTCTTTCCCGGGAAAGGAAACTATGCCTTTTCCCAGCAGGTTCCTCACTTTTGCAATGGAGATGATGCATACAAGATTGTCCGGCTTTCCTTTCACATGGATGTACCATCTTCCGGAATCGTTTCCCGCATCGAAATGCAGGGGTTGGGTACGCGGATACCTGGCATCCAGTTCTTCTATCCGGCAATGAATCTCCTCTTTCAGATCATCCAGTGCGTTCCGGTCCTTGAGCAGGCAGTCCTTGAACTTCAGGATATGGCTCTGGAGCTCGTTGCCTTTCCTGTTGACCGACGCATAAGTCTGTATATAATGTATAAAGTACATACTATTATGATTTTAACGGTTTATTCTATTTCCTCGCCCCATAAATCCAGATCACTGGGGGCGGTCCTGATCTGATACGCAAGCCACAGCATGCCCAGTGCATACAGGGCCGCAAATGATATCCACAATACTGTCATATACCACCTCCTTTTATCTGCCGGTTCAGACTGATGTTCCTGCCGTCACCCATGCCTGAGTAATACGCGGAGCGGTCGGTTCCGGTCTTTCTCGGATGTGCCTTTGAAGTGCCGGCTCCTATTTTTTCCAGGTACTTGTCAATAAGCGCGTCATGGCAGCATGTTAGGGCGGTTTCCCGTGACTCCTCTGCCGGCCGGCTGCGACCTGCCTCAAACTGTTCCCTTAATCCGGGGGTGACGCCCTCGAGATAGGAGCGTATGTATTTCTTTCTGTATTTCCCGGTCCGGTAATATCCGCGTCTGACGGACACGTATTCCTTGTGCCTCTCTTCTGCCAGCCGGCGGAAAGCCGTGCGCAGATAATCGTACAGCACGGTGACGGCAGTAATATTCTCATCGGTTCCGACGATGAACATGTCGGTTGTGCCCCGGCAGAGAAGTATCCGGCAGTAGTTGTACCGGCACAGCACGTTCAGCAGGTCGCGCTTCCAATAGCTGCCGAAAGCGTCCTTGTAGCTGAATGCTCCGGACCTCCCGATTGCAAAGACTGTTTCCTGAGCTCTTCCACTTATGTCGAACAGGGACAGGTTGTATTCCTTCAGAAGCCGGCTTGCGGCTGCGGCCGCCGCACGTGCCTCGCCTTCGGAAGTGGTGGATTCCTTCAGACGCATCAGCTTGCGGATACGTTCCATGATTTTATCCGGTATGCCATTGTTCTGTTTCATGCCTGATCGTTTAATCCTCATCAAAATCATCCTTCTGTAAATCGTAGCCGGTCAGTACGGCTTCTTTCAACAACGTTTTCAGGTCATCTGACGGGCCGGATGGCAGCAGTCTTCCGGCAATCTCTTCCGCACGTTCCTCAAGGCTTCTCTTTTCCTCCGTGCAGAAAGTGACCGTACCGAACCGGGTGGTGTATTTCCTGCCTTCTATTGTTATGTCCTGGGAGAAGTTCACGCGGGCGGCATTGCACCTGACAGATTCCCTGGCCAGACGCTTTCCGAACCATCCGGCAAAGGCCATGAGGTCTGTATGGGAACCGGCGGCCCTGTCCATGCAACGCTCAAGGTTCTGGCTCATGCCCTCCTCGAACATGACCCTCGCAAATGTTTTCCCGGCATTGCAGCCGTTCCGGACTGCCGCATCCCGGTATATTTCCTCAAATGTTTTCATCGTTCTGTTTTTTTTGCTCTTCATATTTCATGTCCCGCTGCCGGACATCCGGCCTTCTGCAGGAATTCGTTAAAATCATTGCACCCGGGATACAGGCGTTCCGACTCGTTCACCAGTATCACGTTTTCAGGAAGGAAACTCCGTATCTTTCCCAGTGCCCCGCGCCCCGGGGCGTCGTTGTCGAGAAAGGCGTGTACCCTCTCATACTTTGAAAGGAAATCCTTTGAACGGTCCACAATGGCCGTGGAGTTCAATACGCACACGTCCAGCTTTCCAAGTGCGGGCATCTCCGGATGCTCCCTTGCGTACTGCTTGAAACTGAGAAGGTCAAAAAAGCCCTCGAAAACGGCGCAGGACCTGTTGCCTTCACTGATGCAGGTAATATCCTTGGCGTAGGCGCACCCCTTGAACATGCTGTTCCGCAATTCGAAACCCCGGTGGTCGTTGGCGAATCCGAGCGCGTATTTCTCACGCGGATTCCTCTCGAAACAGTAGTGGACCTCCACACAGTATTTACGGACAATCTCCCCGTCAATGCCACGTGAGGCGGCGTAGTCAAGCAGATGCCTGTTCTGAACGGGAATGACCTTCAGGACGGTCATCGGGGCGGCTGCCGGAAGCCTTCCTGACACCGTTTCCGGTTTCCGTATCGAAGGCATGGAAAGCTGCGGGGAGGTCCTCATCCTTCCGAGTTCCTTCATGGCCTGCGGAAAGGAGCAGTTTTCCACACGCATGACCAGATCCACCGCCCTGCCATACGTACCGTCCCCAAAATCATACCAGCGGTTCTCCTCCCTGAAAACCTTGAAGCTCGGGGAAGTATCGGAACGGAAGGGGGAACGGTACATGTCATAGCCGCCGTACCGTCTGGACGGCTCGTAACCGTAATGGGAGAGGATGTCTCCCAACGGGATTGAATTGGCTTCCTGTGATGTCATGGTTATGTCGCTTTAATGGTATTTTCCGTTTGATTCCTGCCGGTCCTCACGGATGGGCAGGATGAGTTCTTTAAATTTATAAATTTATTCCCGCCATCCTCGCGGACAGCTTTTCAGGGTAATTCCATCATATTGTCAACACGGCGTTTCCGGCTTCTATGCGGAAACTGCCTGCCTCATACGGCTCAGGATAAACCTGGTGGGGCTCTTGATCCTCTTGTTCCCCCAGGTTTCCTTCAGGGCGGTGTCCAGCACCATGGGCGCCACGGAGGCGAGCTGCAGGATCTCCTGCTGGTCCCTCACCGCGACCCCCAGAAGCTCGAGCGTCTTGCGGCGGTTGCGCATGGTTTCCTCCTGCCTCCTCTGCCGGTCGGCCTCTCCGTACTCGGCGTTGTATTTGGCGATATAGTTTTCAACGAGAGGATACAGGTAGTTCCCCTTGGTCAGGTGGAAATCACTCTGCAGGATATCCTCGATCGCCTTTCCGACCGGGAATTCGGGATAACAGGCCGAAAGCCGGTATATCCAGCCGGTATAATACTCGTCCACTCCCAGATACTTGAGCTTTCCCGGAAGAGAATCCCTGTCCTCATCCTTCTCCCCTTCACCGGAGGCTTGTGCCGGAGGGGTTGGGGAGGATATTTTATTTTCTTTTATTTTATACGGTTTATTTTCGCGAGTTTTGTCCGCTTCTTCGCGAAGTTCCTTTTCAGCGGCGAACAATGTGCGTATGCGAGTCACGGCCTGCCGGATTTCCTTCCCATCCTCCGGAAGGGAGGCCGGAGATCCGCATTCATGTGCCGGGGTGTCCTGCTGTTCACAAGTGGCATGCGGTATGGTGGCGGACTCCGGTGACGGTTCCGTTTCCAGCAGAAGGATGCTTTCCGGAATGCCGGGCTTGCGGTGGATGGCCTTGCAGATGCCTACATACAGTTCCTGTATCTCCTCACTGGTCAGAATCTGTTTGTCCTGCCACAGTTCTTTGTTGAAAAGGCCCAGTTCGGCGCAGTAGTCGATGATGTCCGAAACCTTTTTCTCATCCATACGGGAATAGTCCGAGATGTCGAACAGACCGTCGGCATCCATAACCATATAGCATCCCTCGACACGGTAGATCTCGTTTACAATGAAATGGAACACACCCCAGCCTTCCATTCCAAATTTATTTTTTAGTCTCTTTACTTTCGGATCATAGAAATGATCGGTTTCGAACCTGAAATAGGTGAAACCCTTTTTAGCTGTTTTTGGCATAAGCTTTATATTTAAAGTGGATAATACATCAGCTGGCCGAAAGCTCGAACTCCTTGGGAATGTCGGGATATCGGGAGAGCAGACCGCAGGATCTGACATGATCCATATAGTTCCGCTGTATGTCAGCGGAAGTCAGGATGCGGTGTTTTTCGTATAGCTCACCGTTGAAAAGTCCGACTTGTATGCAGCCGTTGACAATTCTTGTGACATCTTCCAAAGAGGCATTCCAGTAAGAGGCCACCGCCTGCGCCGTTTCCTCGCACCACAGCAGGAGGTAGCTCCCGTTGTGGAGTGTCTCGTTTACGAGATACCGGTAAATGCTGTAACCGGAAAAACCGTATTGGCGGGTGAGTCTTCTGACTTTCATGTCAGAAAATTGGGAAGTGCTGAGCTCATAGCAAGGATGTGTTCCGCATTCCTGGCGCCGTACAGCCCGTGACAGGCGGCGGCTTGTTCCGTTTGTAAAGCTTTGGGTATTCATATATGATAATGTATAATGTTTACTGTTAAGAATTATGTATATGACGGACCGGGCTCCCACTCCTTGGGAGAATGGGACCGGTGATTATCTGGCCGGAGGAATATGGTGCTTCTTCCGGACGAACTGGACATAATTGTGGACGGTCTTCTCGCAGACGTGCGGAAAGTCCGGATAATGTTCCCGCAAGTAGTCGCCAATGCGGCTGCTGGAAATGGAGGGAAAACTGGTAAGGAGGGATGCGACGGCCTGCTCGTAGGCATGGAGTTTGTAATGCCGTTCTTTGTGCTGGAGGACTTCCTCCAAGCTTAGGGATTGAAGATGTCGTACCGTATTACGGGACACACCAAGACGACGGGCTGTCCGCGCAATGTTGATTCCCCGTGAACGAAGATCAAGGATATTGCTCCATAATATGTATTTTTCTGTTAAATTTGCCGCATCCATAATCTATTAGACAGATTTCGTAACTGGGACATTCCAGATTACGAATCTTTGATGCAGCTAAATTACCGCCCTCAGCGTATTCATATACTACTTTTGAATGCTCCAGTTCATTGAGTGCTTTATTGCGTACAGCTGTATATAAAAATGCTTTTACCTGATGCAGATAAAAAAAATCTTCTCTTATTTGCCATAGTTTGGCAAATGAATCTTGTACAATATCTGCTGAAGTTTCTTGGTTTTCTGTATATTGATTGGCAAATAAGCATAGAGTTACATAATATTTATTGAAAATATCATGAAACCCTTGCTCATTAAGCTTAATACTTATAGTTGTATGAGAAGTTCCCGCTGCCACCTTTGCTTTTAATTTTCTCTAATTTTAGTGCGAATATAGAGAAAATTAATTAAAAACAGCCTCTTATTCTATTAAAATATTATTTTAAGTCTACTACAGTAATACCTGCCCCACCAAATTGTACGTGTTCGTCTTGATAGTGTGCTACTCCTGGAACACTTCCCAAATAGCTGCGAATCAGGGTGCGCAGTATGCCTGTACCTGTTCCGTGAAGGATACGTACACGGTCTATTCCCAATAGTATGGCATCATCGATAAAATAAGTTACTGCCTGTATCGCTTCATCGCCACGCATACCGCGTACATCAATATCTTGTTTGAAATTTAGTTTCTTTTCATATACCCGATCTTGTGTTTCACTGCTGACGAAGGTACTTTTTACCATTGTTTTCTGGGTGGGCTGTATTGGTGTGCTACGTTCCAGCTTATCCAGTTTTACATTGGTTTTTATCATTCCGAACATAACTATTGCATTTTTGCCATTAATTCCTAGTACTTCTCCGACACTGGATTGACCTTTGATCTTTACAGTGCTACTTACAGTGATAGGCTGTTCTTTGGGTATTGACAGTTGGGAAGATTCCGTCTTGGCTTTATCCTTTTTGTTTTTTTTCCGCTCTTGTTTTTCACGGAGTTTTTCCATTTTCCGGATGATTTCATCTTCCTTGTTCTTTTTCTCGATATCTTCTATCTGATTTTTAAAATCAGTCAGTTCCTGACGTGCCGATTGTGTACGTTCTTTGTCGGCTTGTGCTTCCTTGATGATACGGATGGTATTTTCAATTCGGGCATTTGATTCCTGTATCAATCTTTCCGCATCTTCTTTGGCCTTTCGCAAAATCTCTTTACGACTTTTCTCCAGTTCCTGTAGTTCTTCTTCGTATTTGGCGATGGTTTCTTCCATCTGTTTTTCTCGTTTGCGGATGTTCTGACGCTTGGTTTCCCAATAACGTTTGTCACGTACGATATCTTGTAGATATTTATCAGCATTGATATATTCACTCCCTACAATTTCGGATGCGTCGGCTATTACTTCTTCCGGTAAACCTATTTTCCTAGCTATTTCTACTGCAAATGAACTTCCCGGATTTCCTATTTGTAATTGGAATAAAGCTTGCATTAAATGCCTGTCATATAACATGGCACCATTAACCACTCCTTCGTGATCTTCGGCAAAATGTTTCAAATTTTGATAATGAGTGGTGATAACGCCGAATGTGCCCTTTTCATTGAAACGTTTCAACACAGCTTCAGCTATGGCTCCTCCAATTTGTGGTTCTGTACCTCCGCCGAATTCATCAATGAGGATAAGGCTGCGTTCGTTACAGCTTTTCATCATTGTTTTCATGTTGGTAAGGTGTGAGGAGTAGGTACTCAGATCGTCTTCGATACTTTGTTCGTCACCTATGTCTATAAAGATACTGCCGAATAATCCGGCATGGCTACGTTCATGCATCGGAACCGGCATACCACATTGTAACATATATTGTAGTAATCCCACAGTCTTCAGACAAACGGATTTACCTCCGGCATTCGGTCCGGATATAATTAGAATGCGTTGATTTTTAGTTAGTTCTATATCTAGAGGAACAACCTTTTTATTATGCTTGGCCAGCGAGAGTTGCAATAGTGGGTGTATGGCCATGGTCCAGTCCAAAATCTGTTTGTCTTCCAATGATGGTTTGGTGGCGTTCGTCTGAATGGAAAAATGGGCTTTGGCACGGATGAAATCAATTTCTGCCAAAAATTCGTATGACTGGAGGATGGCGGGGACCTGTGGGCGGATTATGATAGAGAAATCTGTCAGGATACGGATGATTTCCCGGCGTTCTTCTCCTTCCAATTCCCGTATTCTATTGTTTGCTTCCACTACTTCGGCCGGTTCTATGAAAACTGTTTTGCCGGTGGATGATTCATCGTGTACAATTCCCTTGATTTTCCGTTTTAATCCCGGTGCGACAGGGATGACGAGTCTTCCGTCACGCATGGTAGGAGTTACATCTTTATCAACATAACCTTCTGCTTGAGCGTTGCGTAGAATTGCATTCAAACTGCGTGATATGCTTCCGGCTGTCGAGGCCAACTCTCTGCGGATGCGTAATAATTCGGAAGAAGCATTGTCTTTGATTTTTCCGAATTTGTCTAAGATGTTGTTAATACGCGTGATGAGTTGAGGAAACACGATAATATCTCCTGCCAGTTTTTGTAGGGCAGGGTAGGGGGAGTTTTCTTGTTCTTCGTCATTCGGGGTCAGTGTCAGAAAATGGATGATATCACGAATTGTTTCTAAAGAACGGCGTAAATCAAACAGTTCTTGCTCATCCAAATACATACCTTCTACGCGGATACGTTTTAGTGATGGTCGTACATCAAAAAAATATTGGTCGGGAAAACTGTCTTCCTCTTGTATGATGCGCATGAATTCCATCACCTGTTCCAGCCATTCATTAATATCCTTAAAGGATTCTGAGAAGTTCATTTCATCTACTCTTTCTTGACCTAATGTGCTGAGACATTTCTCTTTTAGTAAATGACGGATGGAATCGAAACCTATTTTCTGTTCGAAATTCTGAGGGTATATCATGATTTATTTCTTTCGTTTATTATTCGTATGCAAAAATACGATTTGAAAATTTTATAGCAAAAAAACTGGTAAACTATTTGCTTATTTAAAATAAAGTCGTACCTTTGCAGCGATTTCAACGGAAAGTACTTTTGAAAAAAGAAGTCTTGGAGAGGTGGCAGAGTGGTCGATTGCGGCGGTCTTGAAAACCGTTGTACTGCGAGGTACCCGGGGTTCGAATCCCTGTCTCTCCGCAACAAACGCTGAAAATCAGCAGATTGCAAAACAAACACCCAGTTTTACACCCAAGAATGTAAAGTCTGGTGTTTTTGTTTTATTTAAGATAATACAACCACTACATAATAAAAGAGTAGCGATATTAAAAGAATCCGATGAGAAAAGACTAATATTTATCTATCCATTCA